CGGTGCATCCTCTGCCACAGGTGACTACGGTGCATCCTCTGCCACAGGTAACTGCGGTGCATCCTCTGCCACAGGTTACAAAGGTGCATCCTCTGCCAACGATTCCGAGAGCGTTGCGGTTGCATGGGGATACAAAGGGAAAGCAATGGGTGTCATTGGTTCCCATATCGTTCTTGCTGAATGGAAATATATTGGCAGTAAAGAGGATGACAGATACGACAGAGCAGAGCAGGAAGCATGGGAGTTTGTCGGTGCGAAGATGTTCCGGGTAGACGGTGAAAAAGTGAAGCCGGATACATGGTACAGATTGGAAAATGGTGAACTTGTGGAGGTGGAGAATGCAGATTAAGAAAGAGACAGTCATTTCTGTTCTGACAACAAGCGGAGAAACAATCAATGCCGGTGACACCGTGATATTCAATTTTGATGACAAGTGTTGCGTGGGTGTGTACCTGGGACTTTCAGACCGTGGAGCCTTGAAATTCAAAGGAAAGATTGCTGATACAGATGTGACATTCCATGTGATGCCTAGAAGCATCAAGGAGATTTACAAAGCTGATGTGACAGTGCATCAGGGAGTTGCAAGTGGATTTATGAATGAGCCGGAAAGCGAGGAAGAATAATATGGAAAAACATAAATTTAAGGTTGGAGACAGATACAAAAGCGGATATTTTGCAGACAATGATGCAGTAATTGAAATCACAGAAATCAGTGGTGGCACTGTTTTTTACAAAGATGTAGTTGGGGAAAGCATTGGTTTAAAACATTTCCAAATAGGTTCTATATTCTCTGCCGCTTTAGAAAAAGTAGACACAACTATTGTCATCTACCGCAATGACAACAAAGTAGTTGCGCTGGACAAGTCCACTGGCGAGAAAGCAGAAGCAAACTGCAATCCGGCTGATGAATTTGATTTCCGTACTGGTGCAAAGTTGGCTTTCAATCGGCTGATGGGCGAGGATGTGAAGCCTGATAACGGTGTACGGGAGGTGAAGAGAAAAGCTAAAGTCGGTGAGTACATCAAAATTGTGGATGCGAAACCTTTTCTTATACCATATGAAAACGGAGAGATTTTCAGAGTAATTGGTGTTAAGAACTCAACATGTGATGTTGAAAACTCTGTTAAAAGGTGTTTCGTATGGCACAGAGAGTACGTTGTCCTTGAAAACTACAAACCGGAAGAAAAATCGCAGGAAGATGATGACAGCGAAATCCGTGTCGGTGACATGGTAGAGGTAACACATAGCGGTCATTGCTATTCATCATATGATAAATGGAGTGGACTTGGAAGTTATAGGCAAAATTATGTTAAGGAAGTTTCTGTTGAAGACGGAATGGTTGCAAAGGTTTTGAACATTTCGCAACACGATGACGATAAGCGGAAAACTCTTGCACTTATTCAGAATCCAAAGACAAGCCAGGTATTCATCATTAACATTGACGGCATCAAAAAGGTAGAAAGGTAGGTAGAAACATGGCAGACGAAAAGAAGCAGGAAAACACAGGAATTGTGGAATACGAATCAAATGGGGAAATTGTAAAAATTTCCCCAACAACGGTAAGAAAGTACCTTGTAAGCGGTGGTGGAAACGTATCGGATCAGGAAGTAATGATGTTTATGTCTCTTTGCAGATATCAGCATCTTAATCCTTTTTTGAAAGAAGCATACCTCATTAAGTTTGGAAACAATGATCCTGCTACGATTGTTACCGGAAAAGATGTTTTTACAAAAAGAGCCGATGCAAATCCGAATTATGCAGGAAAAAAAGCAGGAATTATTGTTCAGAAGAAAGATGGTTCCGTTGAAGAAAGAGAAGGATCTTTTGTCCTTAAGGACGAATCTATTGTAGGAGGTTGGGCTAAAGTGTTTATCAAAGGAAGAGAGACACCGGAGTACCAGTCAGTATCTTTCGATGAATATGTTGGAAGAAAAAAAGATGGAACAATAAACGGTCAATGGTCTAAAAAGCCTGCAACAATGATAAGAAAAGTTGCTGTTGTACAGGCATTAAGAGAAGCTTTTCCGGATAAATTCCAAGGTTTGTATGCGCAGGAAGAATTTCCTGATGTTTCCGATGTGAAACTTGATGTGGAAAAAGTTGTGGCAGAAGAGGTACAGGCAAATGCAAACACTATCGAGTTTCCTGACGCAACATTTGAGGAAGTACCGCAGACCGCAGAGACTGACATTTCCAGCGCAGAGACACCGGATTGCTTTAAGTAGGGAGGACACCATGAGAATTATTTCACAGGACGGTAGAACTGATATTCCATATGAAAATTTTTGCTTTGGAATTACAAAAGATAATTCCATTGTTGCGATAAGAGATACCATTGCCAGACCCTCAGAAATTGCGCATGGCGTTGTAGCTACATATTCCAAAGAAGAAAAATCGAAGAAAGCTATGGAAATGCTTAGAAAAGCATACGTTGGTATGCCGATTCTTTTTCAAAATGTTGAAATTACAGAAGATGTGGTAAAACAGTTTGAAAAATTGAAAAATAGTGGAATTATAGTTCAAACCATGAACAATGAGCCATCAAAAGTTGAATATGTAAATAACTGCATATTTCAGTTTCCAAAAGATGATGAAATTGAGGTAGAAACATGAAGCTAAAATGTTTAGGCTCTGGTTCTTCCGGTAACTGCTATCTTCTGACGGCAGATAACGGTGAAACGCTTTTACTGGATGCAGGACTTCCTATCATGGACATAAAACGTGGTCTTAACTGGGATATAAAGTGCGTTGTGGGTGCGATATGCACCCATACGCACAAAGACCACTCATTATCCGTATCAGACTTAGAACACATGGGAATACCAGTATTTAAGCCATATGAGAGTTTAGAACCTATGGAAATAGGGTTTACTGGCGGAAAAATAATGGCATTTGATCTTACGACACTGGATGGTAAGTGGACACATACTAACGCTGATGGTTCAGAATGCCCTTGTTATGGATTCCTGATTACTCACTCGGAAATGGGAAAATTGCTTTATGTAACTGACACGGAATTTGTTAAGTGGCGGTTTCATGAAGTAAACCACATCCTTATTTCATGCAACTATCAGAAGAAGTACATTACAGAGGATTCCAACGATGCTAAGAAATCCCATGTGTACCGTGGTCATATGGAACTGGAAACGGTAAAAGAATTTGTCATTGCGAACAAATCAGATGCCCTGCAGAACGTCATATTGTGCCATTTAAGCCGTGATAATTCTGATGCCAAAGAATGTGTCGCAGAGGTAAAAAAGATTGTTCCATTGGCGAATGTGGACTATGTGGCGGCAGGCAAGGAATGGATTTTACGGAATGGAAAGGAGTGTCCGTTTTGAGTGACTGGAAGAAGATATACGCTAAAAAAGCAGAAGCAGTGAAACGCATCAAAAAAACTTGCCCTACAATACCTAACGATAGTGGAATCTATCTTTTTTACAGAACGGACGAAGCAGGAATAAAAAGGGGATACTGCGGACAGGCAGTTGCCTTGTGTGACAGGTGCGCTTCTCATTTGCTTGAATATGATCATATAGCACTTAGCCTTAAAAAACATGGACTTTGTACAGAAGATAATCCGTCCGGTTGGAATATTTGGTATCACTTAGTTGATAAAGAACATTTAGATGAAGAGGAAGTAAAGTACATTAAAATGTTTGGTGACCAAGGAATACAAATGTACAACATTACAGCAGGAAGCCAAGGACAAGGGAAAATGGTAACTGGTGTAATGAAGCCGGGAAAAGGTTACCGTGATGGACTGGCACAAGGTAGAATTAACCTTGCAAGGGAACTGGCGAACATAGCCGACAAGCATCTAGTCATCAGTTTGAAGCCTGAGAAGCAGAACAATTCCGTGTCACAAAGACAATTTGTTCGGTTTATGGAACTTTTGCATGGAGAAAAGGATGGTGAAAGTAATGAATAAAACAGACTATGAAGTACTTTTACAATACGTTGAAGAAACTGACAAGGAGTTTTATGAATCTCTTTCTACTCAAAAACAAATTACGATTGTAGCTGTTGGAATGAGTACCCAAACACAATGCACTCAATCAACGGACGTACTCACAAACCGTATCAAAGTGGTAGATGGAAATGTGTTGATTGCTACGAATATGTAGGAAAATCAGAATACGGTGCTACTCATTGCAAAAGGAAAGAGCCAGAACTTGAAAAGAGGTGATACATAAAATGCCAAAACGATATGACAATCCGCAGGAAATTTTGAAAATTATGCGGCAGACAGAACTTTTGAAGCAGTCTGCGGAGAGGAGTCCATTCACCGGAATACTGACACTGTTCTGCTATACCTTGTGGAAAGACTATAAGTACTCACAGACGAGACTTTCCGACTTTTGCGGTAAATTCATCGAATACAATGAAAAGTACGAGAATGAGCCTTATACGGAGTTACAGAGTAGGCTTAACGATTTTGCAGACTGGACGATTGAGTACAAAGAATTTACCGAAGCTGATTATCCACATTACAAGTCGGTTGTAGCGCAGAAATGCATCCGGGAACAGGTCAGATGTAACAATCTTATCAATGAGTTGTCCACAAGGTACATCCTATATGGAATGGTAATTCTTATGGAAGATGGATTCGGTAAGAAGAAGCTGACGAATTTCAAGGATAAGTTTTCTGACCACATGGACAAAGCTGGAGACAAGTGCAACGGAAAGGATTTCATGGATTTATGGAGAGAACTGGTGGAAAATACCGGGATCTATATTGAGAAGCCTATTTTTGAGTAAGGAGTTCTATATGGCAGAAAAAAGAATGTTCAGCGCAAAAATAATTGAGAGTGATGCTTTTTTGGATATTCCTGCTACGGCTCAAATGCTTTATTTTCACATCTGCATGAACACGGATGATGACGGATTTGTGAACAATCCACGGAAAATTATAAGGATGTGCGGTGCTTCGGATGATGATTTGAAGATACTGATAGACAGCAGATTTCTTTTATCTTTCGACAGTGGTGTCGTGTTGGTGAAGCACTGGCGCATTCACAACTATATTCCACCGGATCGTTACAAGCCATCATGCTATGTGGATGAAAAAGGGAAAGTCGGCTTAAAGCTAAACGGAGCATACACTACAGATCCTAAAAAGATGGTTTCCCCAGTAGAGGGAAATCCAAAGAAAAATTGCTACGACAAAGAAATCAAACTTGATAAGAGGTGATATAGATGCAGATGACAGGTTATGAATTGTTGGCGAATTATGAAAAAGCAGAGGACAAGGATAAACAGATTCAGATTCTTGCGGATTTGAACCACATTCCGGTTGACATGGTGTGTTTTGTGATTGACAACAGCGAGAAATTCGATGTTTCAGAAACACCATTGTCCGCAGAAGAATTTGCAAAGTGGTGTGAGACGGAACTTGACCGTGTGGATGCTAATATCCATGCACAGGAAAAATATTACAGAGAAATTTGCAATGTATACAGAATCGCAAGTACATACGGAAAAAGGAGTGTAGCTGTATGAGAGAGGGAACAGGAAACTTTCAGAACGGTGACTTACTCTACATGGCTACACATCCGGTTGCTGATGCTATTAGAATCGGACGAACGAAGCCGTATGAGTGCAGCTATCCAGTGGTGGAGAGCAAGCCGAGGATTCCGGAAAGGAGTAAGGATGGAGAGACTGACAGAAAGAAAAAGAAATTTTAATGGAACTGCTATAAGCAAAAAGTCAATGATAGACAGAGAAGGATATCCTACGGTAAGTGATTATGCATCAAAAGTACTTACAAAATTAGCAGATTATGAGGATGCCGAAGAGCAGGGATTGCTCTTGCGGTTGCCGTGTAAAGAAGTGTACACAAAATCAGGAGACATAGTATATCTTATTTATGATTATGAAGTGGTTGAGTGCACTCATTGCGGATTAGGTATAAATCCTGTTGACGGAAAAGCATATATTGCGCTTGCGACAGATGAAGATATTTTCCCGTACAGAAGACCTATTCCTGAATACGATTTAGACCCTACAGATTGGTGTACAAATACAATCGATGCAGAAGTAGGTGAAATTGGCAAAACAGTATTCTTCACAAAAGAGGAAGCCGAAGCCAAGCTGGCAGAAATGGAAGGTACGGAATGAAGAGAGAAGAAGCTATCAAATTATTAAACGATATCAATAGTCAGTGTTGTGATACGGCAAATATCCTTTGCACACTTGATGCTGATAAAAGATGTGATGCATTACAGCTAGCAATCACCGCCTTACAGAATCAGCCGATGTGGATTCCGGTAAGCGAAAGACTGCCGGAAGAATCTCTTAATAGCGTAATTGGATGGGATACATATCGAAACCGTTGTTGCTTTGTACAATATTTGGGAGGACGGTTTGTCCTCGGTGATGACATTGATAGCGTAAATGTCACAGCTTGGATGCCACTGCCGGAGCCGTACCGGGAAAGTGAACCACATAAGCAGACCAAAGCAGATGAAATCCGTAGCATGACGGACGAGGAACTGGCAGCATTTATTATAAATTTTGACAACCGTTTTGGTGAGGAATATGAGGGTGAACAGAGTTGTCTGTCATGGTTACAGAAAGAAAGTGAGGAATGAGGATGCAGAATAGATATTTATTCAAGGCAAAACGCAAGGATAATGGGGAATGGGTGGAAGGTTTTTATTTTTGTATGACGCATACTGATGGTAGGCACACACACCATTTCATTATTCCATTAGGAGCAGATTTGAGCCTAGGGACACCTGTTGAAAAAATACAGGTTGAGGTCGATCAATCTACCATCTGCCAGTGTACAGGTCTTAAGGATAAGAACGGCAGGGTGATTTGGGAGAATGATATTGTAAATGGAAGTATTAAGCGTGGAGCGGCATTTTACAGATGTTTGGTTCTGTGGAATGAGTGCAAGGCAAGATTTGATGTGAGAGCTATGGGCTGCAATTTCCCAATGACGCTTGATGAGTGCACAGATGATATTTCTATGAGTGGTTTTGAATATGAGGTTGTCGGAAATGTATTTGACAATCCGGAACTGTTGGAGGTGTAGACATGACGGTGAATGGAGCAATGGAACTTAAACCATGCCCGTTCTGTGGCGGAAAAGCAATGTTCTTAACCATTACAAATAAGTCATCACATTCGGCTGTTGGGGTAATGTTCAAAATCAAATGTATGAAATGCGGAACAGAATTTCCAAAAAGCTATGAATGTGAGATGTACATGGATCAGGACGGAGGCATCAGAACAGGGAAAGACGAGCGAACAAAAGCAATTACAGATTGGAACAGGAGGGCGAACGATGATATGGTATCAGAAAATTAAACCATTCGTTCCAAAATACGTAAACTACGATTATGCGAGAGTTTACGACAGCAACGATAAAGCTATTGGATGGATAAGGATTTATTATTAGTATAGGATGGCGAACAATGAAAATACTGATTGATATTCCAGATGCATTTGAAGTGGACTATAACGCAGACCGATTTGTAGATTTCTTCCAACGATGTATTGCGGATATGAATACCTGCTGTGGTAACTATGAGCAGGAGACCGCAGAGATGATGGAAAAAGCAAAAGAGAAAGATACCGAAATAGCATTAGACGAAGCACAGAAAGAAAGATGCTTTTGGTATGCACAAGGTATGAATAGAGCAATCGAGATTGTAAAAGGCGGTGGAGCAGATGCGTGATTGCAGAGATTGCAAACACTTCATAGCAAAAAAAGTAAATATGAATCAGTATAAAATTTTTAGAAGCATTTTAGTTGCCAAATGTGTAAAAAAGCAAATTCAGCTTCTTCCTTTTGAACATGAAAAGAATGCAAAATACTGCGATTTTTTTGAAAAAAGAGGAGGAGTACCAGATGCAGAACATTGATTACACCGCCCTGTACGAGCAGAATGCGGACTTCAAACGCTACGTTGATCGATACTGCACCAAGCATCGTATCAGCGTTGCAGAATCCTTACAGCACTATCTGGTGCAGATGGCGGGGAGACAGTACAAGGAACAAGCAGAAACGATTGTAAGAAAGGAATAACGAATGCCCGGTAAACCGGGTTGGTACGCAGTGAATAGGGGTGGCGTACCGAAAAATTACAACACCGTGGCTATAAGGCTTATTGATAAGCGTATGTAGAGCAAACGAATGGTGATCCACGATACAGCATTTGTAGCGTGGTGTTATGGCAGAAAAGCTAAAGGTATGTTGGATCAGCGCAGGAGTATCATCCTTTATGGCGGGATACCTTGCAGGAGATGTTGATAAGTGGATTTACATTGACATTGCCGACCAACATGAGGATAGCATGAGATTTATCAGAGATTGCGAAAAGGCAATCGGAAAAGAAATTGAGGTACTTAGATCTACGGAATATGGATGCGTGGAAGAATGTGTCCGAGCGTTCGGAGGATTCCGCAGCGCAGGCAACGGTTTTGCCCCATGTACGAACTGGCTGAAAAAGCGTGTACGTAAGCAATGGGAGCAGGAACATAAGCAATACGACCTGATCTATGTTTGGGGATTTGACCTGAAAGAACGCAACCGGGCAGAGCGGACAGTAGAAAGCAATCCGCAAGCGGAGCATGAATTTCCTCTGATTGACCGGGATCTGTTAAAGGAAGAGGTTCACGGACTGTTTGAGAGAACATTTTCTTTTCCTCGACCGAAGATGTATGACATGGGATATCCGAACAATAACTGCATCGGATGTGTCAAGGGCGGTATGGGGTACTGGAACAGGATCCGCAAGGACTTCCCTGAAGTATTTGAGAGCCGGGCACAGTTGGAACGACTGGTTGGATACTCCATTCTGAAAGAGAGTGACGGGACGCCGTTATATCTCGATGAACTGGATCCCAACCGTGGAGACATGAACACAGAAATATTCCCGGATTGTGGAATCATGTGCTATTTAGCACAGAAATAATAGGAGGATAACAAAATGAATAACAATGTATGTTGCGAAGAAAAAGTAAAAAAACCGATGTGTGTTGCTGACTATGAACATGAGACCAGAAATAATTTGCTTGAGACTAGAGCAGTATTATCAGCTATTTATTGCACCATTACATCCGACAACAATAGTGGCAGTGATGTAGGGGAACCGAACTGCCTCACGGATGAAGTAATTGCAAACAAGGAACTGGCATATCAAATTTGTACCATTGCTAAAAACATCAACAGAGTACTGTTTAATCAATAATACAGAGAAAGGAGCCGAGACTCTGCGCAGAGTGAAGCATATGCGGTCTCCTTGAAAAAATGAAAAAATTAAAATGTGAAATTTACAGAGATTCAATGCAGAACTATAAGAAATATGCCATACCTCCGGCACAGATTATCATTGCCGATGTCCCGTATAATGTAGGCAAGAACTTCTACGGCAGTAACCCTATGTGGTACAACGGCGGGGATAATAAGAACGGAGAAAGCAAACTTGCAGGCAAGGCGGCATTTAATTCTGATTTCAACTTCAATCTGTATGAGTATTTCCATTTCTGCTCAAAGATGCTGAAAAAGGAAGACAAGAATAGCGTTACCAGGGGAAGAAGTAGCAACAGTCCTTGCATGATCGTGTTCTGCTCTTTTGAACAGATGCCTACGCTGATTGATGCTGCCTATAAACATGGATTCGTCCATTACATACCGCTTGTATTTGTGAAAAATTATAGTCCGCAGGTGCTTAAGGCAAATATGCGTGTGGTTGGTGCTACTGAATATGCTCTTTTGTTCTACCGTGACAAGCTGCCGAAGTTCCGAAACGGTGCAAAGGTTGACGAAGGCGGAAAGACGATCCGCGGCACTGGGAAAATGATTTTTAACTGGTTCAGTTGGGAGAAAGACGGAAAAGATATTCCGAAAATCCATCCGGCACAGAAGCCGGTAGCGGTGCTGAAAAAACTGATAGAGATTTTTACAGATCCCGGTGATGTAGTGATTGACCCTTGCTGTGGCAGCGGTAGTACCTTAAGAGCGGCCGCAGAGATCGGGAGAAGTGCATTCGGATTTGAGATTGACCGCAACTTTTATCAGAGAGCCAAAAATGAGATGATTGTCTTTGAAAGAGATAATCAGATTAGTTTTGAGGATATTCCGGGGGTGATGCCGTAATGGATTTTGGATATTACAACATGGATTGCATGGATGGGATGAAAGAGTTCCCGGATGGTTACTTTGACCTTGCGATTGTGGATCCACCGTATGGGATTGGAGAAAATGGGGATAAAAACCATACAAGAGGTAGACTGGCAAAAGCAAAGGATTACAAGAGTTTTAGCGGAATGGATATAAATCCACCAAACGAAAAATATTTCGATGAACTGTTTAGAGTGTCAAAAAATCAGATTATTTTTGGGGCAAATCATTTTATAAGCAAAATGCCGTTTGATAGTAGTTGTTGGATTGTTTGGGATAAAGATAATGGAAATACTGATTTTGCTGATTGTGAACTTGCATGGACTTCGTTCAGTACTGCAGTAAGGAAGATTAAATATAAATGGAACGGAATGCTTCAGCAAAATATGAAACATAAAGAAAACCGTATCCACCCTACACAAAAGCCAGTGGCACTATATGAATGGCTTCTGAACCGCTATGCAAAGCCCGGAGACATTATCTTGGACACTCATGTAGGCAGTGCCAGCAGCTTGATAGCCTGCTACAGAACCAACCATCCATATGTTGGCTTTGAACTGGACAAGCATTATTATGATTTGTCCAAAAAGAGATTAGATGCAGAAATGGCACAAATGCGATTATCTGATTTTATTCCGGAGGTGATGCCATGAAAAATAACATTATCATTGACTGCTTTGCCGGTGGTGGCGGCGCAAGCGTAGGAAGTGAAATCAGGAACTAAAAAGTGAAATAGTAACTCAAAATTTGAGTTAAAAAGTGAAAAATTTAATTAAAAATTTGAGTTTCTATTTGAGTTGTTTTAAATAAGTTAAATTAGGATTTATCAAAGGAGCGGAATATGGGAAAAATTAAAGTGAGTGAAATTGAAATAATTGTCACTGGAAAAAAAGAAAAACCTTATTTTGAAATAAAATACAGAGAGGTAGGAAAACGGTATTACAATATTGGCTTCAGCTCATACAACTTGGATTATGTTTTTGACTGGAAAGAAAAGTGTTTCGAGGTGATTAAGCCAAAAAAGAATATCTTTAGAAAATTATTTAGGATCTAGTGGAGGTAGAAAAAATGAATGATGAAATGAAAAAAGGAATGTTACTGGCATATCAGTCAGTAAAAGAGGAAATGGATACTATAAAGGCAGAGTTGAAAAGAAAAGGAATTGAAGAAAATAAAGGTTTTTCTACTCTGAAAGGATTTATTGAGGATAATATTAGGCAGTTAAACTGAAATATTAGGATTTAGTGGAGGTATGAAATGTTAAAAACAAATTGTGAAGCAAAAGAATTTGAAAAGTACGGATTTAAGCGTTGTAAAGGAATAGCAGGAAAAAGCGAATGTTATTATTTGTGCGTTGCCAGAGGGTGCAAAATGCTTTTCGTAAGTAATCGTCTTTTTTTGTGTTAATGATTGGAAAGACGATGATCCACGAATACATAAAAATCCAAATTGCAAATACAAAGATTATAGAGATTCACTAGATATTATATATGATTTGATTAAGGCTGATATGCTGGTTAAGTTAACTGAAAAATCGGAAAATTTGTGTGACAGAAAGTAGATATGTATGGCGAGACCGAAGAAAGAAGGTAAGAAGAACATCCGGAAGAACATCCGGGAGAATATCAGCATGGATCCGGAGCAGTATGAGAAACTGGTAGCTTACTGTCACCAGCAGGACAGACCTATCTCCTGGGCGGTCCGGCAGGCGCTGGACAATTATTTATCGGCATAGAGCCAGAGAACCTTGAAAACTGAATATGGTTGGTGGTATAGTATTCTCAATATCAGGGAGGTGCGAATGCATGGATAGAGAATTTACGCAGACGATTGAGACTTACGGGCATCCTTTTTCAGTGTCTGCTGGAAAAGAAGCGGAAGAAGCATTTAAGACAGTCGGAATCGTTGTAAGAGCCAAAATCGAGCGGCTTTGCAATGAAAGAAGGTATGAAGAAGCAAAGGAACTTGAAAAAGCATTGATAACTATTAACAATGCAGATTATAACCACTAACCATAATCGGTCGGTGGTTTTTTTGTTGGGTAAATATGTGTAATACTACGTATTATTACACAATAAAACTGAAATTTAGAAAAGGAGACTGGCTTATGAAGTTGTCAAAACTGACTAAGCCAGAACTTGAAGAAATCTTCCGGAACGCCAATTTCACGGAAGAGGAAGAGAAAGTGTTTAAAATGCTTTCTTGCGGAAAAACTATTACAGAAACAGCACAAAAGATTAATGTATGTGACAGAACGGTCAACAGAATATCTAAAAAGGTTTATGAAAAAATAAACAGACTGGAGGTAAAAAATGGTTAGAGTTACACAAGACGGCAAAGATGTTGATATTGAAGATGTTTCTCTACCAAAAGAAATTATTGAGATTATAGCATCTATATGCTGTTGACACCATTGTAAAAAGGCTTTAGAATGTGTCGTATGTATGATAAATACGGCACATTCTTTATATATTGAAAGGAGCGTAAAGAAAATGGAATGTGTCGCATATATGCGTGTTTCCACGGAAAAGCAGGCAGAAGAAGGCAACGGTCTTGATAGTCAAAAAAGAGACATAGAACTTTTTTGCCGTAAAAATGAACTGGTTGTAGCTGACTGGTATGTTGATGATGGATATACCGGTGCAAATATGGATAGACCGGAATTGCAAAGACTTATTAACGATTGTATAAAAAAACGTGTTAAATGTGTTGTTGCGTTTAAATTAGACAGACTTTCAAGAAGTATGATTGATGGATTATACATAATTGAAAGAGTTTTTCAACCAAACCAAGTGTTATTCAAATGTGTCCATGACAGTGTAAGTTATGACAGTCCTATGGAACAGGCATACACACAGATGATGGCTGTTTTTGCACAACTTGACAAAAATACTATGATGCTTCGTATGCGTGGCGGTATGTTGGAGCGAATCAAACAAGGTTACTGGATTGGTGGTGCTAATACTCCGTATTGCTATAATTATAGCAAGGAGAAAGGAATACTCATTCCTATACCAGAGCGCAAGGAACAAGCAAACAGAGCACTTGATATGTTTATTGGCGGTTATTCTGATTTATATATCAAGGAATCATTAGGATTTCACAGCGAGGTTCTTGTCAGAAATGTGCTTACTGGAGTTGTCAATATAGGTATGATCCCATATAAAGGGAATGTATATCAAGGACTTCATGAACCTATTTTTGATAAAGAAAGGTTTGAACTTGCACAGGAAATCAGAAAATCACGTAGGAAAAACAAAACTGCTTGTCATACGGATGCCAACTTGTTAACAGGATTGTGCTATTGTGGTGTGTGTGGATGCAAGATGCGGTATCAGAAGTGGACGCACGGAAAGCATAAAATATATTGCTGTTCTCGTGATAAAGCAATGAAGTATTTGCCTAATTTCAATCCAAACTGTAACAATTCTTTGGAATGGGCTGCTGATATTGAAAAACAGGTAGAAAGTGAAATTTTGAAAATATCCTTAAATCTTTCAGAGTGCAAGCCTATTGAAAAGCAAAGCAAACTTGAAATAATGCAGTCACAATTTGAAAAAGAACAGGTGAAATTAAAAAGGCTATATGTTCTTTATTCCGATGGAAATGACACAGTTTTAGAAATGATTAAGAACACTGAAAAAAGCATTTCTGAAATGAAAGTAAAGATAACTGAGGAAGAAAAAAACGAAAGAAACAGTCAGAAGAAAGAAGTTGTTTACGAGAACATAAAAAAACTTGCCGATGTGTGGGCGCATATCGACAAGAAAGAGAAAAACAATATATTAAAAAGCATAATATCAAGGATTGTGATTGTCAATGGTGATGTTGAAATTCAATTAAAGAATTTTTAGCAGAACCTATTGTTATCGGAACCGCGTAGGTGGAAAATTTTACACCCAGCGTGGAATCAAAATTGTCGATGGCCTTGATCAGACCGATACAGCCGATCTGGAACAGATCGTCCACATTTTCCGCACTGCCGGAAAAGCGTTTGATCACGCTCAGGACCAGACGCAGGTTGCCTTCGATGTAGGTCTCTCTGGCGGCGGTATCTCCCTCCCGGATCTTTGCGAAGAGAGCTTCCTTGTCCGCTGCCTTTAGCAAAGGCAGTTTTGCTGTATTGACACCGCAGATTTCTACTTTTCCCTGTACCATAGAGACCTCCCAAGTTTTCTGAATCGTTGCTGATTTTTGATAACTACAGTATTCACAGGAGAGTCAGTGACTATACCGGCAAGAAAGATTTTCCAGTTTTTCCCGAACGGGAAACGGAGCGGTATCATATAATAAATAGAAAGAAAACGGGAGGAGCAGAGTATGCTTTTTTCCGAGTTAAAATGCAAAGATGTAATCAATGTCAGAGACTGTAAAAAGCTGGGGCATGTATGTGATCTGGAGTTCGATGAGTGC